GTCCACTTTTAATAAAAAATTATCATTTGTGATAAAAAAGCAAAGAAAAAGAATGAAATTTTTATTCATTCTTGATGCTTTCATAAAAAATATTATTCAATTTTTCAAGTGATGGGCGGTGTTCCATGTCAAGATATTTAGATAATTCTAAACATGCTTTTGGAAACTCTCTTTTGTAAGTTGATTTGCTGATACAAAATGATTCTTCCAATGTGTCAATCATTTCATTATATCCTCTTGAACATACATATGTTCTAATGATGTTTCTATGCCCTGCGTTGAGTAAATATACTAACGGCATAAATTTATCGAGTTCCTTATTAAAGAGCTCTAGACGTTTTGTTAGAAGCTCCCTGCGCAACATATTAGAAGTGATTTGTTCTCCTTTGGATTTTGAAAAGCCTCCAGGAGCTTCATCACTGTATTTAATTGATTGAGGGCTTGGAATGTCCTCAATTTCAAATGTTAAAGAGAATTTTTCAATATTTATTAGGCGTAATTCTCTAAGATATTTTTTAACTTCATCAATGATCTTCTTTTCTTCATCTGTATATTTCATTCCTTGCCCTCCAAAATAATTAATTATTAATTTTTGTGATCTTGATAAATTGCATAAGCAATTATTCCTACCAATTCAGCAAGAATAGTTGCTGCAACTCCACACCAAAATGGGTTAATGTACATTATTTATCACCATCTTCTTTTATTTCTACATTGCCTTCTTCAAGGTACTTTCTTTGTATTCCAAGCTTTTCAATTGCCTTCAAATGCAATTCTTTATCAAAGTTGGTTGCACATGTTAAACGACCAATGACGTATTTGATTTCTTGTTCAGTCAACTGACAATCATTAAGTTTTTCAATCAATATATTCATTCCAACCACCTTTTCTTTTATGACTTTTGACTACACAACCAATACCATACACAAGACTTACGATTGTAAGAAAATAAAACATAAGTGTATTTCGATACGATTGATCAATAATCGTAGTGATTACATGAGCTATGATAACGACAGTATAAATCGCTAACAATTTTGTATTTTGTTTTAAGAGTTTTTCTTTTTGCTGACAGTATTCTCGAAGCAAACCATATAGATTGTTTATTGTTTTTTCTGCAGCTTCCACCCCGTTAATCAGCGATTCATTTTGTTCTTTTAAATTTTCACAGCGTTTTTCTATATCCTTTTCAGTTTCTGATTTAACCTGCATTATTTATCACCTACTCACTCGATTTAATATCAATAATCCCATTTTCAATAACTTCTTTTGCTGGAAAGAACTGAATGTCATAGGCATAAGGGTTTTCTTTCTTGGCTTCTGTTTGAATACAGGTGTATGTAACATCATTTGATAAATGAGCATAGAACAACTTGTACTTTCCTTTTCCAGTTTTGATTGTTACGTTTAAATCTCCATCTTCATCACTATCAAGGGAAATCTTTCCCTCAACGGTAAATAAAGGATCATTTGTTCTTGTGTTAAGAGCAACGACTTTTCTTGTGATTTTAAAATTGTTGGCATCTTCTCTAATATTATGATTAACTCTAGATGCTTTTGAGCATCCAGTTAAAACAAATACACTTGCTAATATGATTAATACTTTTTTCATTTATTTCCTCTCCTCTTGTCTTATCTCTACATTGTTATTATATTTAATGCATTTACCATTCTTATAAGCAATGCATGAATCTTTTAAACAATGATTTAAAATAACTGTTTTATTCGTTCCTCCCCCGCGTAAATACGATTCTCTTATTTCAAACCCGGTTAAATCTGGGCAATATTTAATCATTTATTTCCACCTCTTTTTTTGGAATATGATTTCTTTCTTGGAAAATTTCCACTTCTTCTTCAACTTGTTTTAATAAATTCTTTTCTCTTGCTAAATCTTTCTCATTAGCGTTTGGTCTAGTGATATAGTATTGCAACGCATGCTTTACTGTTTGTAACTTTCTATAGTACGTTCCCATTGTTTTTTATCTCCTTCCCATGGAATTTGAACTGGATAATATCTGTTTTCTTTAAACACCCTAGTTAGAACACCTGTATCGCAATAAAACGTTATCATTTTAGTTCCTTTGGCAAGAGCATCATCAGGATATAAATATGTATTTTCTACTCTTGTAAAAGTTGTAAAGAAATTATCCCAAACCCACATACCAGGAGCTAAATCTTCAAACTTAAGAGGTTGAGGATGCTTGACCTCATTCATTGCATCCTCATAACCTTTATCATATTGTCCTCTATCATAAATTAGAGCTTTTAGAAGTTCTTCTTTATCAACATTTATACCGACTTTTTGTACAGCTTTAAGTACTGAATTTTCAAAATCCTCATTCATCTTTTGAAACACTTCTTTCATTACTATTTCTATTGGTGGCTTATACATTCTTCATACCTCCAAATCAATTCATCAATAGTTTCATCATCTTCAGCGTCTTGAAAGTAACCTCTCATTCTCATGCCAACTAATGTACTGATTTCATCAAAGTCATCTCCACCACATCCATCATCAGAGAATTCTTTTAATAGATCCAATTCAAATTTAGTCATCTTTCATCAACTCCTTTTTCCAATATTTTTTATTCTTTATTTTTGCATAGCTGGTACCATATATTTTATCAAAATCTTTTTCACATTTTTTCAGCTCTTCACATGCCTTATCAAGAGCCTTTTCCAACTTTTCAATCTTTTGCTTATCTTCTAAAAGATATTGACAAGTAGTATCAATATCTTCATGCTTGATGTGTTTGATTGCATTATCATTAGACATTGTTTTCATATGTTGGAACATAGATATTAGTTGTCCTCTTGTTTTAGCCATTTTCAAGCACCAACCTTTTCCAATTTGAAGCTTTTACACAATGACTTTCCATGGTGTCATCTGCTTGACATTCTTCTTTAAAAGGACATTTTTCATAGCAATCTGTAACTCCATTTTCATGCGCGAATACCAACATATCTATTGATTCATTGAATGATTTTTTTAATCGCTTATTTTCTTTAATGCAATCGGCAAAATTTTCTTTTAAAGATTTGATTTCATTTTCTAACTGATCACAATATCTTTCCAAGTTGAAACTGTATTTTTTTAAATCCGTGACCTTTTGTTTTGTCTCGCTACCATCTAGTTCGTACGATGTTATTTCACGTGTACATTCTTCTATTTTGGGCCTATTCATCATCAACTACCTCGCAGTTATCTAGAATATCTTGGACTTTGTAAGGTTCTTTATCTTCCCATTTGATGAGTTTAAAACAATTACTAAATAAAGATAAACAACAGCAACCTCTTGACTCCGTATACCAACCGAGATTTCCTTTTTGAGGTTTAGCGCCATATGCATAAACATAAACGTTATGTTTATCCCTTGCTAGATATTCAAGTTTTTCACCTTTAAGACATTTCAACAATTCAAATTCTAAACGAGATAGCTTGATAGGTTCTTTATATTCTTCATAGAGCCATTCAAAAGCTTTTACTATGCAACCTCTCATATCGCCTTTACTTTTATCAAATTTGCATCCAGTACACTTACCTTCACAAACACATGGTTTATTATTTACAACCGAAATAAGCTTATTTTGATTCACTATCTCTTTAATCTCTTTTTCATATTTTTCAAAGTTTTTCATCTTCAACCCTCCAGTTTTTGTCCGCAAAAATGACAATATTTTTGTCTTTCTACTAAAAGTGATTTACAAGAAGGACATGTTAATATTGTTCTTGTAATAGTTGTACCATTTACTGTAGATATACTATTTTCAAACGCTAACAAAGGTCCTTTAGGTATAGCCTCTTCAATTGAATCCATTATTACTTTACTTAATTGTTTCGTATCAAGTATAGGTTCTTGAGCGTTCATAACATTTGCGTTGCATGATTGACATTCTTTACATAGATCATCCGTTCTTAAATCCATCAAATCATAACAAAATTTTCTATTATCATTTGGACCATATTCGTGAGTTGATATCCTTGCTTTGTAACAATCTTTATCTAGGGGCTTTCCCCTTAATTGAGCTCTTGATTTAGTCATCTAACCACCCCAATTCTTTAACTTGTTAGTTGATTGCTTTTAAAAGTTCCATATCAATTGCAGGTGGTGCATCATAACCGTACTCATAATCTTCAGAATACTCATCACAATATACAGATGTTATTTTTTCTTCTTTATCAAACAAAACTACAAATGTATATAAGTATTCTTCTTCATATACGACTGGTTTTTTATAAATAAATCGATCTAATTCAAAATAATCAAATTTATTTTTTTTAAATCCCATTAATTCAAACATTTTTTGTGCTGTCATTACAAAGCACCTCCTAAATCCAAACGAAGCCTAAAGCCTAAAACAACGTAACTCTCTTTGCAATATTCTTCATCATTTAAAATATAAACAATTTCTACATTTATAGATTTTCCTGTGAACTTACCATTTTCAAATTCTCTTAAAGTTATGATATCTCCAACCTCAAAATTCCGATCGTTTTTACGAACTTCAAATGTTTTAAGGCCACTAATAACATCTTTAAAATATTGAGGTTTGATTTTTAATTCATGTGTTTTCATAATTCCTTAACCTTTCTTAACGATATCTTTCAAATCATTTTTAAAATAACATTCCTTGCAAACTGCATATCCGAAACCGTATTTATCCAAAATAATTCTTGATGTATAAGAAGCTCCATATGTGATTTCTTTCCCACATTCGCAACAAGCAATTTTCTTGTTCATATCATCCTCGTAATATGTAGCTCCATCAGGCAATGCATAATCCTCATATTGGCCAGTTTCCAAATCGTACTTTCTAGCAAAAGCATGATCCATTGCAGTTTTTAATAAATTAAAATACTTTAAAGCATCATCTTGTGTCATATCTTTGTAATTTGCATCGAGGACAACAACACCACGCTCTTTACAAAGTTTTGACCATTCTTCACCTGTCATTTGTATCACGTCCTGCTACTGGTTTATTGCGCATGAAGTCTTCAAAATCCATATTGCAATCGGAACAGATTTCTGCTTTCTTTCTTACAAGTCCCATGCCACCATCACTTTTCAATCCACCTGCTTGATATGAGATTTTATAATTATTGACCTCTTTGGTTTTAAACACCCTTTTACATCTATCACATTGAACAATTCCTCTATCTATTTTCATTGGTTTGCTTCCTCTCTTCTTTTCTTTACAATCGTTGAAAGTCTTTCATTTCTTTCTTTGATTCTTAAATTTTGCATTCTCAAACGATAATTTTCATTCTCGAGATATGCAATTTTTTTTCTTGAGGGGCAAATAATTATCTTCACCCCATTCAAGAAGTAATTTTCTTAATTCATCACACTTTGACATCTCTTAATTTCCTGTTCAATTTTCTTAAAAGTTTGTAAGGAAATGGATTATCTTCTAAATATTCAAAATAGCTGACTGTTGTTGAAAATCCTTTTATACCATCAAAATTGCCGTGTGAGTAAGGTGTAGCGATAATTTTATTCAAAGCAGCTTCAATATCACCATCAACAATCCTTTTATCGGCACTACCCATGCACATTGCATTTCCTGTCAACATATTTGGCATTGCATATTCATATAACTCAGTTTCAGGACCTTTGTATTTCTTATAACAATAACATTGGATGCCTTTTACGATTTTGTTGTCATATCGAACGATATAAATAGCATTAGGAAAATTTACTTTGTATGAATGATTATTATACGCTGAGGGGAAAGCTGCACGGTGACCGATTCGCGGGTGAATGAAACAAATCGAGTGTTCGGCATAGAAAAG